GAGGTAAAAAAAGACTTCAGGTAAAGCCTAAATCTGCATTTGATAGTACTGCAATGCCTCCATCTAAAGGTAAAAAAAGACTTCAGGTAAAGCCTAGATCGGCATTTAAACCTGAAGAAATACGCACACTAGAAGGTAGTGTCAAAAGAAATGTACCACAAGGTACGTCTAGGACAAACCCTTTAGAAAGTAAACCAAGAAGTATTGCAGCAGCAAAAAAGTTAAAAAGTAAATATTTTTGGGATAAAAAAGGTGTTAAAAAGTTAGCTGTAACTGCAGAAGAACTTAAAAAACTAGGAATGTCTCTTTCAGAGTGGGCAAATACTTTTGCAAAACGAGTTCACACTAAAAAAGAAACAAGTGTATTAAAACCTTACGCTGCAAAAGGAAATTAATATGGCAGGTAGACCGACTAAAGCACAGTATGAAAAACAAATAATTGAGCTTATAGGAAAAGGACCGAGCAAACAGGTTGTTCCTGATGTAGTAATAGACCTTTATTTAAAACGGTACGGTCAAGAAAACTTTGATGCTTTTGCAAGAAAATTATTAACTAGATTTGGTATTAAAGGAAATAGAGGTGTACTTGTAAGAAAGAATAAAATAAATACTCCTCTTTTAAATGCGTTTATAAAACCAAAAAAGAAAGCTAAGAAAAAGTAAGTGTCCGATTCTGCAGATAGTGATAGAGAAAGAAAAGTAATGGAAGCTACCATTATGAGAATCTGGAATACAGAAGTAAGTCCACAGTACTTAATAGATAAATATAAAGAACGATTTGGAGAGACTCATACAAGTAACTTATTACTAAGGCTTTGGTCTTTAGCTAGAGGGGGTCTTATAAAAAAAGGAAATAGAGACTACCGCAGTTCAGGTATGTTCTATAATAGTAAACCTAAAACAAGGAGAAAAAATGCCTAAAGTCGGAAAAAAGCATTATCCGTATTCACCAAAAGGGATGGCTATGGCTAAGAGTGCAGCTAAAAGTAAAGGCACTAAAGTGCAATACAAAAATAAAGGCGGCATGGTTAAGAGAGGTAGAGGTAAATCATAGCGGCTTTGCATTAATATCTGTAGTTTAAAATATGTAAATATGATATAACTATCCTGTACTAATTCTGGTACATTTAATGGAGAGTTATACTATGAAATACTATTTACATAAAGCTTGGACAAGCTATTTAGACTATCAGGAAAGAAGAGCCGCTTATATGACACTAAAGACTTTACCTGACTATTTATTAAAGGACATGGGAATCCACAGGTCAGAGTTAAAGTATAAAGTTTTTCACAGGGGGGAGTGATATAATGAGAAGATACTTAAAACGCATATATTGTGCAATACTTAATCGCAAATGTTGCGAACAATGCAACTGTAATGAGTAAAAGGACTGTCTTTAACAAGTCAGTTTTTTGGAAAGCTCTGTCTGCTCTATTTGTAGGCATTCGACTATCGTTAAAGAGGGTCGGATAACGTGTCCTTATTGTGAACATTTTTATGAAGACACTCACTGGGTAGATTTAAAACAGGAAAAACATGAAACAACTAACAGAAAAACAACAGGCATTCTTGAGCGTCTTATTCGATGAAGCGCAAGGCAATGTAGCTAAAGCTAAATCATTAGCAGGGTACGCAGAGGGGAGTTCTACAACATCCTTGGTCAATGCACTTAAAGATGAAATACAGGAAGCAACAAAAAACTATCTTGCTCGTGTAGCTCCAAGGGCTGCTTTCTCTATGGCTAATGCTTTAGATGATCCTACAGAGCTAGGTGTTAGAGATAAGATGTCAGCAGCAAAGGATCTATTAGATAGGACAGGGTTTATTAAAACAGATAAGATTGAAGTCGCTGCTCCTAATGGTATCTTTATCTTGCCTCCTAAAAAAGATGAATCCGATGCCAGTTAGTCGAAAAACAGGTAGAAATTATAGTTTTGAGTATAATAACTATGATACACCTGAACGAAAGAAAAAAAGAGCTATGCGTAATAAGGCTCGTAGGATGCTAACAAGAGCAGGTCTTGTAAAAAAGGGTGATGGCAAAGACGTAGATCATAGAGATATGAATGCTAAAAATAATAAGAGAGCTAATCTACGTGCTATTCCTGCATCAACTAACAGAAGAAGACAGCCTAAAGTAAAAGGCCCATATAAGAAACACAAATGAGTTGGAACAAAGAAAAAACTAAAACGGCACTAATGGCTTTGTTTGTTATTTGGTCTGCTTATTTTGTAGTAGAGTATTTATAATGACTACAGCAGAAAGTTTAGGATACTGGAATCTACCCAAACCTGAAAGAGAAGAATTAAAAGAGAGTAAGGCTTGGCTTCCTATACCTCGTATTTCTAGAACGACACCATTTGGTTATAAAGTAGATCCAGAAGATGATAATATACTGTTGCCTATATCTGAGGAGTTAGAAGCACTAGAGCAAGCAAAACTACATCTTAAACAATACAGTTATAGAGAAGTTGCGAACTGGTTAGCTAAAACAACGGATAGACCTATCTCTCATGTAGGTTTGCGTAAAAGGATACAGAATGAGCAGCAGCGTAAGAGAAAAGTTGCAATCAAGCGTACTTGGGCTGAACGGCTCAAAAAAGCGATTGAAGCAGCCGAGAAGATTGAAAAAGAAAGAGTCGGAGCAGCTATCATCTCCTAGTGTTGTTGAGACTAAAAACAAGACGGAAACTGTTAGTGAACTTCAAGATCCTACTCAAGATAGAAAGGTAATATTTAGACCTAATGATGGTCCTCAAACAGATTTTCTTGCAGCGTCAGAAAGAGAAGTCCTCTACGGAGGCTCTGCAGGTGGAGGAAAATCTTATGCAATGTTGGCAGATCCTCTTAGGTATATTACTCACCCTCAGTTTTCTGGTCTACTTATACGTCATACAACAGAGGAATTAAGAGAACTTGTTTGGAAATCTCAGGAACTGTATCCTAAAGCGATACCAAACATTAAATGGTCTGAAAGAAAGATGCAATGGGTATCACCGCAAGGTGGTAGGCTCTGGTTTTCATACCTAGATAGAGATGAAGATGTTTTACGCTATCAGGGTTTAGCTTTTAGTTGGATAGGCTTTGACGAACTTACACAATGGGCTACTCCGTTTGCGTGGAACTATCTAAGATCGAGACTACGTACACCTGCTTCTGACCTTCCGATTGCTATGAGGGCTACTACAAATCCTGGAGGTGCAGGACATCAGTGGGTTAAGAAAATGTTCATAGATCCTGCTCCTGCTAATCAATCGTTTTGGGCTACAGATATTGATAATGGGCAGGTTCTACGTTATCCTAACGGACATACCAAAGAAGGTGAGCCGTTATTTAGACGTAAATTTATTCCTGCAAGACTATTTGATAATCCTTATCTTGCGGAATCTGGTGATTACGAAACGATGCTTTTATCGTTACCTGAACATCAGCGCAAGCAGTTGCTTGAAGGTAATTGGGATGTAGCAGAGGGTGCTGCTTTTCCTGAATGGAATACAGACATACATGTTATTGAACCATTCGATATACCTAAGACTTGGAAAAAGTTTAGAGCTTGTGACTATGGATACGGAAGTTATAGTGGTGTTGTTTGGATTGCAATAAGTCCTAGTGAACAGCTAATAGTATACAGGGAACTATATACACAGAAAGTATTAGCTACGGATTTAGCTGATATGATACTAGAAGCTGAAGAAGATGATGGAACTATTTCTTATGGGGTGTTGGACAGTAGCCTTTGGCACAAACGTGGGGATACTGGTCCATCTCTGGCAGAACAGATGGTACAACGAGGTTGTCGCTTTAGACCGTCAGATCGCAGCAAAGGCTCAAGAGTCGCAGGAAAGAATGAGGTCCATAGACGATTACAAGTTGACGAGTTCACCGAAGAACCCAGACTAGTGTTCTTTAACAACTGTACGGAGTGCATTAGTCAGATACCTACTCTACCTTTAGATAAGAAGAACCCTGAAGATGTAGATACTAACGCTCTTGACCACATGTATGATGCTCTTAGATACGGCATTATGACAAGACCAAGAAGCTCATTATGGGATTACAACCCTGCAACACAGAAGTCAGGCTTTCAAGTAGCTGACGCTAAATTTGGATATTAAAACATGGCAAATGAAGAACTAAACTTTGATACAGATGAAGTCTCCGTTATAGAAGAAGGAGACAACGCTCTAAGAGATCCGTCAACACTTAATGCGTTTATAAGTGAAAGATTTAAAAGAGCAGAAGACGCTAGACTAAATGATGAAACACGATGGTTAAAAGCGTACAAGAATTACAGAGGTCTATACGGATCTGACGTACAATTTACTGAGGCTGAAAAGTCTCGTGTGTTTATTAAAGTTACTAAGACTAAAACACTAGCAGCCTATGGTCAAATAGCTGACGTTCTATTTGGCAATAATAGATTTCCCCTTACAGTTAATCCTACTAGACTACCAGACGGTGTAGCCGAGTCTGTTCATATTAATATAGATCCTAATGCAGATAAAGCGTTAGATGAAATTAGAACAGTATCTGAAGACACACCTTCTGAGCCTTACTTGTTTAGTCCAGACATGGAACTAAAAGCAGGAGAAACTACTTCTGATTTGCAAAGCAGACTAGGTGGACTAAAAGATAAACTACAACCAGTTTCTGAAAAGCTAATAGAAGGAACAGGGAAAACACAAAACACTGTAACTTTTCACCCTGCTTTAGTATCAGCTAAAAAGATGGAAAAGAAGATACACGATCAGCTAGAGGAATCTGGAGCGAATAAACACCTTAGAAGTACTGCATTTGAAATGGCTTTGTTCGGCACAGGTGTAATGAAAGGTCCATTCGCTATGGACAAAGAATACCCTAACTGGAATGACGAAGGTGAGTATGACCCTTTAATTAAAACTGTACCTTGCACTAATCATGTTTCTATTTGGGATTTCTACCCTGACCCTGACGCACAGAATATGGATGAGGCTGAGTATGTCGTAGAAAGACATAAATTGTCTCGTATGCAAATGAGAAATTTAAAGATGCGTCCTTTCTTTAGAGAAGAGTCTGTAGATAGAGCTATTGATTTAGGTGCTTCCTACAACCGTAAGTACTGGGAAGACGATATGGTAGACTATACTACGCAGCTATCTATTGAAAGATACGAAGTACTAGAGTTTTGGGGATATGTAGACGCTAATAAGTTAGAAGAAAACGGATTAGATATTCCGTCTGAATTAAAAGATATGGATCAGCTAAATGTTAATATATGGGTATGTAATGGAGAAATACT